GCGTCCTGGCTGGCGGGGCTGAAGTCCTTCAGGCCGAGCGATGCAGAGTAGGCTCGCCACCACTTGAGCAAGAGCTGGTAGCGACCGCTGGCGGTGCTCTCCAGACCTTTGCTATTGATCAGCTTCGGCGCGCGGCCATGGGCGAATGGGTGCCTCGAGAAGTCGGTGAAGATTTCCGGCTTTCCATCGATTCCAGTGACGATCACGTCGTACCCATCGCGCTTGGTGATGGAGCAGGTGCGCGTGCCCTCACTCCAGCCGATCATGGCCAGGAAGGCCGTTCGGTTGGGGTAGACGTCAGGGGGCGAGCTCATGGTGCAGCACCTCGGCCGGCGTGAACTGGTACCCGTCCTTGCCGTACATCTGGGCCAAGAACAGGGGGTAGGGCATGTAGTGGATGCCCTCGTCCTTGCCGCGGTGGTGGGCGGCGCACAACAGCAGGCCGTTGACCGTCTGGTCATCGACGAAGGTCAGTGGGTCAAACGGCTGGGCCGACAGGAACGCATCCCAGTCGAATGCCTGCGCGTGCAGACCCCACTTGCCGACCTTGGCGTCGACGGCGAAGCGCTCCCAGTCGATCATGTTGGCCAGGCTGCGCTCCACCGGGTGGTGGTGGGACTCAAGCGGCGCTCCGGCTTCCTCTTGGGTGCGCTGGCAGACCGCACAGCGGCCACCCTCGCGGGCCTCTAGCTGTTTGCGCGTCCGAGTGAACAGTGCCGTGGTGGTCCGGGCTTCGTGCCCAGGCAGCAGCACGTCAACCACCAGGGTTTCCTTTTCCTCGTGGGTCTGGGTAACTTCAGGCATGAAAAACCGCCTCGAGGGCGGTTCCGTGGTGAATTGAGTTGGGGCCTAGCCCTTGAGCAGCTTGGAAGCGAACTCGAGCAGCTTGGTGGAGTTGGTCATGTAAGCAGCGAAGACCATCAGCAGCATGATCACCGGCCAATATTCCTTGGTCGTCTTCAGCACCCAAGAAATGCACATCGCTAGTCGGCAGAGGAATCGCGTTCCCGCCTCCAGGTCCTGGGCCAGCGATACGATCGGCGCAATGTCGGCGGCGATCTTGAGCGTCAGCTCGGTATTGCTCTGCAGGGCTGCTGTCAATGTGCCGAACTGGGTTTCCCCATCTTTCAGGCGCTCTTTGATCACGTCGATTTCTTCGTGCAGGTTCACAGGGTGCTTCCTCCGTTCAACACCGTTGTAGGGGTCGGGGCGGCTGGTTTCTTGTTTGCTGTCCATCGCGCCCCTCCGTTACCAACTGATCGCGTTGACCGCGCTGACAGTGGTGGCTGCCAGGACTGCGGCCTTCTGCGCCTGCAGGTGCTGGAACGATGTCCAGCCCTGAGCGCCGATCGAGGCGGCCAGGCCCTGCATGTCGGCCAGGGTGAACGGCACCTGCGTGTTGTCGGCGGCGACCCAGTAGAACCCTGTCGGCGCCTTTCCCGCAGGCGTAAACGCGGCCAGCATGGCCTGGAGGTTGGCGATGCTATTGGCGTCTGCCTGGAAAGCCTTGGCCACGCCGCCTGCGGTGGTGAAGTTCACCGGCTGAGCGATGGCTGACTGGTAAGCGCCTACCAGGGCCGCGACCTTGGCCGCTTGGGCGCCAGCCAGCGTCGACGCCGGATTGATGAACGCCTGATAGCGAGGATCGCTGTCGTCGATCTCCCCTTGGTTGGGGTGATCCTTCGGATCCTGGGCGCAGGCGAACACTCCGCTGACGACCGTTTCAGTCGCGTCGGAAAACTGCACAAAGACTGCTGTCATGTCTTGTCCTTAGAAGGTGTAGCCGTTGACTTGGATCAGATAGGACGGCGTTCCTGCGGTGGCGGTGGCGGTGTAATACACCGTCTGCGCAGTCAGCAACGGCAGGCCAGCGTAGGGGCACATGACTGCGCCACCGCCTGCGGTGCCACCAGCAAAAATGCAGGGAACAGCCCCGTTTCCGTTCGTATCCGAAGCCACATATAGGCTCGTGCTCTGCGAAGTCGAAATGCTGTTTGCTGATTGCAATGACCCGTTCACCGTTTTGGCGTTCGGAGGAACCATGCCTGAAATCGATAGCGACGTATAACTACCGACAGAGGTTCCAGTAGACAGAGCGGAGGTAAGAGCGAACGTGATCAGGCGGTCAAGTTGATTGCCAACCTTGAACTGGCTGCTCGCGTTCGTTGGCCAGACCGACACCAGAGCGGACATGGTGTAACCGCTCGGCATGTTCGCGCCGCCGTACACGTTTGAAACGACGCCACTTGTCGCATTGGTTCCAAGGAGTGCTGCCGTCTGAGTCGTCGGGTTGTAGATCGCGTAGATCGCCACATACCCAGACACCGGAGCGGTACCGGTGTCCATACCGCCGGCGCCAGTCGTCGCCAGGTTGATCGTCTTGTTGACGTTGGCCAATCGCAGAGGTGCCCCGCCAAGCACCGTCTCGACCACGACCTCGTCGGCGGTCAGCGTGGCGCTGGAGGAGGCAGCTACAACCGCCATCTTCAGGTTGCGAACGGAGCCGACGACTGTCCCAGAACCGATGCCTGACGCCGGGTTGAGTAGAACCCACTTGTCGAGCGTCAGGTCGTACTGAAACTCAACCCAGTGGCCGCCACCAGCGATGTCTCCTGCGACAAGCGCCTGTCCATTGCCCTTAACGATAGTTTTCGGGGCGATTACGCCGCTGGCCGGGGTGAAGGTCGGTGTGGCCGTGGCGTTGGCAGACGCGGCGCGCACATACAGCGTCATGCCGCTCTTGAGTGCCGCGATCGCCGGCGCATAGGCGGCGGTGATTGCGTCGGCGGTACCTCCTGCGTTGGCCGTGATCGGCGTGCTGTTCTGCATCCCGTCGACCAGCAAGCCGCCAGCCGGCATCGTGGCCAAGGTGCTGTAGGTGGTGATGTTGCCGGAGGTGATGGTGCTCTGACCGTTTGCCACGGTGACCACCGCCAGACCGACGTAACCAGCGTCAGGTGCCGGCGTGGTCTGCGTACCAGTCGTTGCGGCGGTACCGGGCTTGGCGCTCAGTACCACGGTACCAGCGCGGCGGGTGTTCTGTGCGGTGCCGCTGTTGTTCGGGCCGGAGTAGGCCAACGACGGGTTGCTGGCGTTGTAGTACGGCAGCGCAACGGGCGTGTTGTCAACCTCGGAGAACGTCGCCTGGATCAGGTAGTTGATCGAGAAGCCGGCGGTACCCGGCGCAGCGCAGGCCAGCGTCACCTGGTCGAGTGAAATGCCCTGCTTGAGGATCTGGTGGGTGGTGTCGGCCGCGATCGAGCTGTAGGCCGTGCCGTCGATGTTGGCCAGGGCGTAGATCTCGCCAGGGTTCACCAACACGTTCAAAGCGGCAGGGCTGTTGGGCACCACGCTCAGGCCGTTGACCACGGTCGAGGTGCCCAACATGGCTGCAGCCAGCTTGGACAGGCCGATCATGGAAGACTTCTGCGCGAACAGCAGGTCGGTTTCGAGAGGGATTTGCCCTGGGTAGAGTAGGCCGCGATCCATTGCGTCTCCAGAATGAAAAAGGCCACCTCGAAAGGTGGCCTGAAGGGGTGATGGGGAAGGGGGATCAGTTGCTGATGCGTGCCCAGACGGTTGTGCCGGCTGGCTTGACCGAGTCGATCGCTGCGTAGATGTCGGCGTCTTGTACGGCGCCCTGGATCATGCTCATCGAGGCGTATTCCGCCTGGCTGGGTGTCGAGTAGGCTCCGGTCGAGATGCCGTAGCCGGCCACGTTGGGAATCCCTGACGTGACCGGTCGAAATGCGGTGACGAAGCCCTGGTAGGGGATCATCATCGAACCGTACCCACCGGCTACCCCGTATCCAATCGTCGGGCCGCCATAGCAGCCGGTGTCGGCTGGTCGCTGGGGCTCGAATATCTGAGGTGCGCGCCCTGTCAGGTCGATCAGCACCTTGGTGATGGCGTACCGCGTGCCGCGTTCGCGCATCAGGTTGATCAGGATGCGAGCACGGAAAGACGCATCGCTCTGGTTCGCGGACCGAAGGATCGCCGAGCCGAAGAAGTCAGCAGCGATCATGTCCAGCCAGCCGTCGGTCGCGGTCTTGATGCGGGTTTGAAGCTTGGCATAGCCCCACAGCGAGTAGACGAAGCTGGCCGCCCAGGTCAAGCCATTGAGCAGCCCGTCCAGCAGCGGTGTCGTATCAGAGAACCAGGGCGGGAGCACCGCCTTGATCCGCTGCAGCATGTCTTGTTGATCGCCTGTTGCCATTTAAGTCACCGTGACAGTGCCGGCCTTGATGACCTGCTGGTTGGTGGCCGCGAGGTCCGCGGTGCCGCTGTTGAGCGTGACGCCGGTAACGTTGGTCACGCCTGCCGATGCGTCATAGGCGATCTGCGCCAGGCGGGAGTAGGCCAACGACTGGCCGAGCGGCAGGCTGTTGATGTAGTTTTGCAGCGCGGTTTTCACCAACAGCGCGGTCGCGGTGTGGTCGTAGCCGCTGGCGGTCGTGATCGTCATGGCCACGGTCGCAGTGACAACAACCGGAGCGAACACTCCGAACGTCACCGTGAAGGGGCGCACGGCATCGATGGCGTTGGATGCGCTGGTCAGGAAGGTCGAACCCGGAGATCCGGTGCCGTCGTCTACCACCGCGTAGAAGTATCCGCTCTGGGCTGTGCCGTTGTACTGGAAGTTCTCCACCACTGTTACCGCCGAGCCTTGCTTCAGGGCGAGAACGGCGTACAGGATTGCCGCCTTGGTCGCCTTGGACAGACTTGACACCCAGGCGACGAAACGCGCGCGCAGGGCAGTGTCAGACTCGGCGTCGACGCCATTCGTGAATGGCGATGCATTGGTGACCGTGTCGACACCGGGCACGGCCTGGGTGATGGTGTTGATCTGGCCAGCCGACACGTTCGCACCAGATCCTGCCGTCACAGCAGATACGGGCACATTGACGCTGGACACGTTGGCGGCCAGCACATAGCCGCCAAGCGCTGAGCTGTATGCGCCGTTGGTCGTGTCGACCGTCACCGCGAACTGCTGGGACCCGTCACCGGTCTGGATCGTGGCACCAATCGGCACCACCGCCTGCAGTGTGGGCGTGAAGCGGGCAAACGTTACTTGGCCGGAGGATGACACCGCTGCGAGGCGCGTCAGACCGAAGTCCGCGACCCAGCTGTCCAGGTCGGTTCCGTTCGAGGTGGCAGCCCGGGTGGTCGCCAGCAGCTGCAGGATGATGCCCTGTAGCCAGAGAACCACCGCGGCATTTGCCTCGACCACCGAGCGCAGGATGCTGCCGACGGTCAAATCCACCAGCGTCTTTGCCGCGCCCTGGATCGCCGTGACCTGGTTGCGCACCAGGGTCGTGAAGTCTTGCGTCGTGATCGCCATGTCGGGTTACTGCGTGACGTTGAAGGAAAGAGACTGCGGCGCGTTGGTGGTCGCGTCGTTGTAGCGAATGCGAACCGTCATGCCGCCGCTGATGGGCTGTACCTCGACGACGGGCTCGGGGAGCTTGGCAACGGCGTCTTCCAGCAGCACCTGGCCGCGCACGATGGCGCGCACCTTGGCCACATCGATCACCGAGCCGACGAATTGCGGCAGGCCGGCACCATAGTCCGGGTGCCACAGGTATTCGCCCGGGTTGGTGAGAAGCCGGCGCAGGATCCGCTGCTGAGTCCGCGTCGCGCTCGACACGCCCAGCAGGTCGCCTGTCGCCGACAGGTTGAGGTCCGACCCGAAGAATTGGTAGAGGTCGTTCATCATTCCGCCTGCACGATTGAAGTTTGGGTATTGGATCCAGGCGTCGTCGTCGGCACGCCGGTATTTCCGCCGCCGTTACCGTTTGAGTGCACATGGTTTGTCGCCCAGGTCGCGAAAGCGGAGTTCAAAAGGGCTTTGAGCGCAGATCCGGCGTTTTGCAGGGCAATCGACGCGGCCTTGATGACTGCGGAGCCGGTGACATTGGCCGTTAAGTTGCCGCCCACGGTCGCCGTCAGATTCCCGGAGCTCGCGACTTCCACGCTCCCGTCGTTGTGGAACTTCAGGAGCGAACCGGACTTGTGCACCAGCCACAGTTCGCCGCCGGAGACGGGCAATGGCCGGTCGATGTCGTTGTAGAAGCGCAGGCTGACGTACCCAGCCTCGAAGTCGTCTTCCTGGTAGTTCACGTCGACCAGGTCGCCGATCGTCGGTGGGCAAAACAGCCCCCAGCCATTGCCCACCCAGGGGGACGCGATCGGGAGCCAGCCGGTCTCGGTGTCCTCGGGCTGGATGCGCACCTTGGCGCAGTAGCTGCCCGGGTCGTAGCTGCTGACGAGCCCCATCCGGACCTTGGCGCGCGAACCGCCGACCATTTCGGCCTGGGCGCGCACGGCGTTGAGCATGCGTTGCATCATGGCGCCACCACGCTTTCTGGGCTGTGATTCTTGGCGTTGACCGTCATCGCGTACCCATCACTCAGGCTCATGGTTCGGACAATCGAGTCCGGGTAGTAGATCTGGTCGAAGGGTGTCGCGGTGCCGCGCACCTGGATCACGTCCGTGGGCAGCAGCACGTTGTCGGCCGGCAGCGTCGCGGTCATCTTCACTTCGTGTGCGGTGATCTCGCGCAGCTTGTTCTGGGCAAACTGCAGCGCCTGCTCCGGTGTCAAGCCCGGCACCGTGAAGCTGTAGGTCTGGGCCTCTCCGATGGGCTGCGCCGCACCACTGAGAACCGTGTTCTTGTTGTGGGTGGCCTGGGCCTTCTTCGTGAAGCCCTTCTTGTTCTTCGCATTCCAGCTGCGAACTTCGACGATCACATCCTTGGCCAAGGTCAGGTTGCGGGCGAAGAGGATCGTCTTGCCGTTGAACCCTGGTGCAGCGTTGTCCGCTGTAGGGGGCGTCCACTCCAATACGTAGGGGTCGGTGCTGGCACTTGGCATCGGCTCGAAGTGCAGATCCTGGCCGCGCACATAGACGACGTACTGCTCCTGGTGGGCCAGCCACGTGAGCAGATCCCACTCGCTGCGCTGATGGGTCAGGCGCACGTGGTCGATCTCGTAATACTTGCCAGCCTTAGTCTTGGTGGCCGCTACCTTGGGGTTGAGGCCGTGCCGCTGGGCGATCTTGGTGACGATCTGCGAACTGGTCAGGTTTTGCCACTTCTCCGTGGTCTTGTTGTCGATCAGGTCAGCGGTCAGATCTCGGCCCGACAGCTCGATCAGCGTGCTCGTTGGGTCGTAGGTGATGTCATCCACCTTCCCGTAGAAGAGGCTGTCCAGCTCTGCGGCCGAGAATGCCGCCGGGTCTGCCGGGAACCCCGCCAGTAGCTCGACAGTGATCGCGCTCTGTGACGCGAACCATGCCGGACCGTAGGCCGCAGGGAGCATCGAGGACGCGAACCGAACCCGGAAGGTGTCAGCCTGGTAGAACGTGTTGTTGTCCACCTGCCAATCGATCCACCCGGGCACCACTTCGCCATTGAGCTTGACGAGCCCGCGCGGTGCACGCGCCTGGGGGATGACTGGCAAGGTGTTACGCACTCAAGACTCCGCCGGAGTTGTCCGGGTTGGCCGGTATGACGAGGGTGTTGACGCCCGTCAACTGGGCGTCGGTCAGGTTGTTGGCGCGGGCAATCGTTGTCCACGCCGTGGCGTCGCCGTAGGCATTCGCCGCGAGGTTGAACAGGTTGCCGCCCGCGGTGATCACCGTGTTGACGCCTCGATTGATGGAGCCGAGGTTCGCTCCCATCCGCCCGAGAACCGATTGCAGGTTGTAGAGCTGAGGAAGCTGGCTCAAGGCCGCGACCTGGCCGGTCAGCTTGGCCGCCTGTTGGGAGATCGGGTTGTTGGGCAGAATCCCGCCCAACGTTGTGACGTTGGACACTACATTGGCGGTGGAAGCGATCAGTACCTGGACACGCGACTGCACCGCTGCCAGAGGCGTGAGCACCGAGTTAACCGTGCTCTGTACCGCCCCGGCGAATGTCGATACCTGCTGGATGGCCGTGTCAAGCGTGTTCAGCACCCCGGTCAGCGTGCTGTCGCCGATCAGGCCGCCCAGCGTGTTGGCCGTGGTCATGTCGCTGGAAACCAGATCGTCGATGCCCGGGGATGCGGGGTAGATGATCTGGCCAGCGTTGTCCTTCACCACCGTGCAAGTGACCTTGTACGGCACCTGGTAGAAGCGTTCGAAAGTCCCCTGGAAGCGGGTCACGACCACGTCGTATGAGAACGCGTCCCACGTCAGCGTGACCTGCTTGCCAGAGATCCGCAGGCCGTCCAGGTAAAGCGCCCGGTCGACGGCGGTCTGGCCCCGGAAAAGGCCTGACCACTCCAGCGGCATGTCGGCGCGGCCCATGGCGTCGACGACGCGGGTGCCGCCGACCAGCTCGTGCACCACTGTGCGCTGCTCACCGCCGAAGGGGATGCCTTCTGGAATCTCAGTGCCGGAAAACTCCAGGTCGCCGAGTTTGAGAATGGTGTCAGGTTGCATTACCAGCCTCCAGACGTCCCGACCGACGGCATGGACATGCGGCCATCAAAGCGCCCGATGTTGTTCAATGGCTTCAATGCCTCGTTGGCCTGGTGCTCTGTCACGACTTGCGCGACCTTGCGACCGTCCAGATTGATCTGCGTATTGACCTGCACCGGGGAGCTGGACTTCGACCGGATAAACCGATCTTCAGCCGCCAACGCGTCCTTGGCTTCCTGATTTCCGAAGAACGCCAGGGCCTTGGCCATCCCGCGACCGATGCTGTTCTTGGTGCCATCGGACAGGTGGTCATTGATCTTGCTGCCGATGTATTGGCCAGCTTCCCAGGCCGCGAACAGTGCCGCGGCCGTGCCCAGAGCCTTCAACGCCGTGGCCGACTTCAAGAGTGAACCAGCAAGGCCGCCGCCGAGCTGCAAGGCCATGCCGACACCACGGAAGCCAGCGCTCAGCAGCATTACCGTGCCACCGAAGGCCATCGCGCCCGCCAGGCCCAGGAAGGCATACGACAGGGCCTTCACCTTGCCCGGGTTGTCAGTGATCCAGGTGATCAATCCCTGTAACTCGTGGTTGAGCGACTTCAGCGCCTTGGATGCAAGTGGCAGAAGCGTGATCCCCAGCTCGGTCATGGCCGAGACAAAGTTGGTCTTGGCGTTCATGTACTGCTGGGCGACAGACTCGTCTGCGAACTTTTCCTGGATCGAGTCCACCCCGCCATAGCCGGCGAAGGTCTGTCCGATCGAGCGCAGCTGCTGCAGCGCCTGCGGGTCAGCCAGCAGGGAGGCGACACGAGAGCCCTGGGTCCCGAAGGCGTGCTGGAAGTTGCGCATGATGTGCTCACGCGCCAGGCCCTCGGGGTTGCGGGCGAATTCTCGGTCGACGTACTCGGAGAGTGACCCCATCCAGGAGAACGCGTCGAACTTGCCGTCCTTCAGGAATTTGGAGTGTCCCTTGGCGTCGACCATGCCCATTGCACGGAGCGCCTCACCGCTTTTGCCCTCCAGCAGACCGGAGCCGAAGACGCCGGGAATGGTTCGGGTCATAGCGGCGATCAGGTTCGTGCCGCCGCGGCTGCCGGCGAAGCCCAAGCGGTTGAGCAGGGCGGTCAGCAGCACCATCTGCGTGTCGTCGATGCCGAGCGCGGTCTTGGCCATGCCCTGCGAGTACTTCAGCGCGTGACCGACTTCGCCCAGGTCAACAGTTTCACTGCCCCAATCGCGGGCCAGTTCAACAACGCGTTCGTAGCTGCCCAGCGGGTCGTTGGTGCTGGTCGCCACCAGGCTGCGGAACGGCAGCGGCTGGCGCGGC